TCTCTGACATCTTTTGAAGAGATTGGAATTAGTTCTGCTGGAAGAAACTATAACATAGCACCAAACTTAATTGTACTTGATGGATTAACAGGTAAGCGTATTGATGATGTTGATCTTAATTATGAACTTGGAGACTCTAGAGTAACCATTAGAAATAATACAAATGGACTTTCAAATGTAACTCCATCTATTATTCCTGTAAGCAACTCAAATGGAGTTGCAATTAGTGATATATCTTTTGATATCTCCTCTAAAAATGTAACTGTAGGATTTGATACTGGATTCAGTGATCAATCACCTTTTGCTGTTGGTGATAAAGTCTTAATCGAGAATATTAGTGTTGGAGTCGGATCAACCGGTACTGGATATAACTCCGTTGATTATGATTATCAACTGTTTACGCTGACAGATGTTAACATTCCCTTAGGAGGATCTACGGGTGTTGTAACATTCAGTCTTTCGGGAATTATTGGCGATAATCTTTACGCAGGTAATTTTGATTCATTAAATTCTGCAGGAAGAATTATCAATCAAAACTCTTTCCCACAATTTAATATCAAATTAAGAAAGAATGATTTCTTTATTGGTGAGCAAGTTGTTTCTAATAGCGGAATAGGAAAAGTTGATAGTTGGAACAATAGAATTGAATTATTAAAAGTTTCTACATCTAAAGATTTCAAAGTTGGAGATTTGGTGATTGGACAGTCTTCAAGAACTCAAGGAATTGTAAAATCCAAAGTTGACTACAATTCCGAGATCGAAACTGAATCATCTTCTACTGTTGAGAAAGGATGGAACACTACAACTGGATTCTTCAATGATAATCAACAGAGGATTCCTGATAACTTCTACTATCAAAACTTCTCATATGCAATTAAGTCAAAGGTTCCTCTTCAAGATTGGGATGAAGCAGTCAGCTCTTTAAATCATACTGCAGGGTTCCTTAAGTTTAGTGATTTGATTGTTGAGTCTAGAGATAAAAATAAAACTAAACTCGTCACCGGTATATCCACAGTTTCGTTGATTATTGATCTTCTTCCCACTACAACATATGGAAATGGAGATTTTGGTGGAGGAATTAGTGTTAACTGCTATCACGATTTTGATCTTGTAACAGAGAATTCTAAAACCGCTTCAGGTAAAGTTTATTCGGACAGAATTTTCTTGGAAAGTAGAGTTCTCACTGATTATTTTGAATCAGTAGGAAATAGAGTCCTTACGATTGATGATATTAGCCCACTGTTCAATAGTCAAGAGCGTCCTACAAAATTCAGTATTGTTAAAAAATATCCTGTTGATCAAAGATCTAAAAAAATCTTTACTTTCGTTAGAGATAAACTTTATACAGGTGAAAGACAAGCGTCTTTCGTGAATATAATTCAAGATGGATCTAATGCTTCGGTTGTAAATTATGGTAGGGTTGATAGTGTATTAGATCTTGGATCTTTTGATTTCAACATTTCTGGTACAGAAGGACAACTTCTCTTCTATCCCACTAAATTTAGATTCAACGATTACAATATCTCTCTGATGAGTTTTGATATTGATAATAGTGTTTCCGATGTAGGGACATTTGGACTGGGTGAAATTTGTGATATTTCTTCCACACAGGTTGATGTACCCGCAGGAGCCACTACTACGGTTGTGGGGATTGCGTCCACTTACAGATCTTCTAAGATTTTAGTTGAGTATACAACTAATGATGGAAGATTTGGAACCAATGAATTAAATGTTATTCATGACGGAACGACTGTTGATGTCCTCGAATATGGCAACATAAACACAGGGGTGTCGGCATTGGATATGGGAACATATTCCGCAGAGATGTCATCTGGTACTGTGAATGTCAACTTCACACCATCTGCCGGATTAGCACTTACTGCTAACACAATTAGGGTGTCGATGTCCAGCACTGAATCTGTTGGTGTTGGTTCTACAGTTATTGGACAAGGAACTGAGAATATAGGTTCACTACAGTCTTTCTATACCTCTATTGGATCCACTTCTTCTCCAGGCATTCATACGATTGCCACCTATACATGTGGCGGTGAAAATGATTATCAAGCATCATACTATATTGTAAGTATTGAAGATACAACCAATGATCAATATCAACTCTCTGAAATCATTGTTCTCAATGACAACTCTGAGTCTTACATCACAGAGTATGGCACTCTAACAACAGGAAGTGGTATTGGCACCATTGGTGCTCTGATGACAGCAACTGAGACACATCTTCAGTATACTCCTCCTGCTAGCGTAGATACTCAAGTTCGTGTCTATCAACATGCAGTTCAATTGGTTGAAGTAGATAACACTCTCGATAATGAAATTGATCTTAACAATGCCTCTATTACTGCCGGATTTGGTTTCTATCAAGGAACTGCTAAGGATGTTAGAAGAGCATTCTCATTAACTCATAAAGGACAACCCATCTTCCAAAGAAACTTTGATGGAAG